CTCATTCCGGATCAGTCCCCTTGCCGTCAGTTTCTCCTGCATGGCCAGTGCCTGTTCTTCCGAGTCATGCTCCACGCATCCGTCCCTGTCCACCGTGTAGTCTCCTACCTGATACCCGAAGGTCGGAGGCCCCTGATATTTTGCTTTTACATTGAGAATCTCCTCCATCGCCTTCACGATATCCTTTCTGTCTGCTGCTGTTGTCTGAATCTTCATATGCTTTCCCTCCATTCGTTTTGGTATTACATATATCACTCTGAACGAAGGAAATATCCAGTCTTTTTTTTATTTTTCTCCTCTTGATTCCGGCAGTGCCATTGCCACGGCAAACGCCACGGTTGCCGTTACCGCATTCCCTGCCTGCTTGTACAGCTGGGCATCCGAATTCACGGAAGCCGCCCTGTCAAACAAGGCATCCGGGAACCCCTGCAGACGGAAGCACTCCCTTGGCGTAAGGCGCCTGATCCTTCCGTATTTCGTGACGGTTCCCATCTGCCCGGAACAGTCTAATGTCTGGGAACATCCTTTTCCCACCCTGCCCCGTCTTGTATGGCTTTCGGGGTAAGAGAGGTTTATGCCGTCACCCACCCGTGCTTCTTCATAGCCCTGCTTTGTCGCATTGTTTACTTTCACTACGGCGTTATCTGTCTTTTCGCGGAAATACACGCCGTGCCTGTCCTGGGAGGTGAGGGTGAACATCGGCTCACCGTCCTCCTTCATCCGCCTGCCATTCTGTCGCTTTTCCATCCGCTCCGGTGTCAGGACGGGATGTACTTCCACCACGGCAGAGTTCATGGCCGTATGATTTCCCATCCCGGCGGTATACCTGGCGGTCAGGCACCGTGCCGTGTCCGTGATCCTTGGTGCGGTATTGGACTGGTCGATAAAATAAAGCCCTGTCTTTGCGCCTGCTCCTCCGGCATTCCCCACCAGCGTGGCAGATATCCCGTCCGTTCCGTATACACGGTAACCCTGCATCCCGCCTACAAGCTGCTTAAGAGCTGTCTCGTTTTCTCCGCAGAGAGGTAATATTTCTCGTCTACCTCTGCTTCTAAGATTTGCGATAATGAACACCCGCTCCCTGTTCTGGGGGACTCCGAAGTCCTTTGAATTAAGCACCTGCCACCGACAGTCATACCCTGCTTCGTCCATTTCAGACAAAACGGCGGCAAAATCGAATCCTGCATTAATTGATAGCAGGTTCTTAACGTTCTCAACAAGAAGGTATGTGGGTCTATCACTTTCTTCCTTGCCTTTGATGAGGTCAATAATGTTGAAATATATTCCACTTCTTTTGCCGACCAGTCCGCGTTGTTTCCCTGCAACGGAGATGTCCTGGCATGGGAATCCGAAACACCATGCATCTGCATAGGGGATGTCTTCCGGTTTAAGTTCTGTGACGTCATAAGCTGTCCATTCTCCTTCCGTATCATACATGGCTTCATAGGAAGCCCTTGCAAATCTGTCATACTCACAGTATCCGATACACTTATGTCCGGCGTTTTCCATACCAAGACGGAATCCGCCTATGCCGGAACAGAAATCAAGAAAGGTCAGTGGATTCATTATAGCGCACCTCCCCTCCAAGATTCTGATATGAAATTTTCATATCATTTCTGATCACGTAGACATCATCGCCGGAGCCTTTCATCTCCATGTATCTGTTCACGATCACGTCCACGAATTTTTCTTCCAGTTCCATGCCGTAGCACACCCTTCCGGTCTGCTCACATGCCATCAGCGTGGAACCGGAACCAAGGAACGGGTCAAGCACGAGGCATCCCATCATGGTAGAATTCTGTATCGGATATGCCATCAGGGCTATCGGTTTCATGGTCGGATGATCCTTACTTGCCTTTGGACGGTCATACTCCCATATCGTTGTCTGCTTCCTGTCAGCATACCACTGGTGTTTCCCTCCGGTTTTCCATCCGAACAGGCAGGGCTCATGCTGCCACTGGTACGGACTCCTGCCGAGGACGAGAGCGTTCTTTTTCCAGATACAGCACCCCGACAGCTTGAACCCGGCAGCCTTAAACGCTTTCCTGAAATTCAGCCCTTCCGTGTCCGCGTGAAAAATGTAGATGGAAGCATCCTCCTCCATGCTCTGTTCCATGTTGACAAACGCTGCAAAGAGGAAATTATAGAAATCCTCGTCCGGCATGTTGTCATTCTGTATCTTTCCTGCCGTCTCCTCCACATCCACGTTGTAGGGCGGATCGGTCAGCACCATGTTTGCCTTTTTCCCGTCCATCAGAACCTGATAGTTCTCCGGCAGAAGGGAGTCCCCGCACAGCACCCTGTGTTTTCCAAGCATCCATATATCGCCCTTTTGTGCCACGCAGGGTTTCTGCAGTTCCGCATCCACATCGAAGTCATCCTCTTTGATCTTCTTGTCATGGATCTTATTGAACAGCTGTTCAATCTCCGGCGGTTCGAACCCTGTCAGTCCGGCATCAAAGTTTGAATCCTGCAGATCCTGTATCAGATCGGCAAGCAGTTCCTCATTCCATGCACCCGTGATCTTGTTGAGCGCCACATTCAGGGCCTTCTCCTGCTGTTTGTCCAGATCAACGATGGCACATGGGACTTCCGTATATCCAAGTGCCTGTGCCACTGTCACTCTCTGGTGTCCGCCGATGATCGTCATATCGGAATTAACCACCACCGGGTCCGCAAACCCAAACTCTTCTATGGAGCGCCTGATCTTCTCGTACTCCTTATCCTTTGGTGTCAGCTTCTTCCTCGGATTGTATTCTGCCGGATTCAGCTTACTGATTGGCAGCATCTCCAATTTCGCTGTTTTCATCTTCTCCCTCCCAAAATCTCGCCTTAATGTAACACTCATGCCCGCAATACTTTCTGCCCTTATTTCCATAGGACAGGAATTCTTTCCCGCATCTGGCACAGGTCACGGGATACATGGCGCTTTCTCTCTTCTGCATCCGTTCAGGATGTATCTTCCACCACACCCTCCTGCACTTCTCAGAGCAGAACTTCCTCGGTCTTCCGGTGTCCGGCTGTTCGATGTCTTTTCCGCAGCACAGGCATTTCTTTCCCAGCATGACCTGTTCTTCCAGGTTCCTTGACAGTGCCTTCCCATAACCGCCCAGCTCCCTGCTCCGGCAATAGTTCCTGACAATATCCCGCGAAAGGCCGATCCTTGCTCCTATCCGCTTGTAACCGATGCCCTGTTCCCGCATCAGCCTGATCTGCTGCTCCTGAAATTCCGTCACGATGACCCCTCTCCTTTCCACGGACATAAAAAATGGGCAGAAAGCTGATTTTTTCCATGCTTTTTACCCATTTAAATTCCTGTTTTTATTCACTTTTTGGCAGAACCCTGTCCTTCGATTTCCGCAGTAACATCACCGTTTTGCGAAAAAATACGGTTCTGTTTCCTATCCCCCTTGTTTAATTTTGCGAAAATTCGCGTTTGAGGGGGCCCCGGTCTCCTTTCGGCTGCACCGTAGAGATTCAGATACCCCCACGGGCGTCAGAATCTGTACTCCGGATTGGCATCTTCCTTCCATGTCTTATTGTCATGACACGGTTTGCACAGGCTCTGCCAGTTGTTCTCATCCCAGAAAAGCACGGGATTCCCACGGTGCGGACGTATGTGGTCTACCACCGTGGCTTCCACGATTTTTCCTTCCGCAAGGCATCGTACACACAGCGGATGTTCTCTAAGGTATTTTTTCCTTGCCTTCTGCCATCTGCCGTTGTATCCCCGTTTCCCGCTGCTCATCCGGTCACCGCGGTGTAATGCTTCATGCTCCTCGCAGTAGTTCCCGTCCGTCAGTTTCGGGCATCCCGGATGGCGGCACGGCTTCTTCGGCTTCATCGGCATAGTCATTACTCCTCCACAAAAAAAGGACCAAGGTGTTGTCCTCAGTCCTCATTCCACTTTCTTCGATTATACACTACCACATAAAATTTTCTTTGTCGATTCCATATTTAGTACACCCTGTCTGCCGCTTGGTAACAGCCGGTCCTTTATCAAACATCTGCTGATTCTCCTGCCAGTATCTCATCAGCCGCCTGCATCCATTTCATGTATACGATGGAAGGCTCCTCATTCTTTGGAATACGCTTCAGGAACTCCTGATACACGGCAGCGTTGATGATCAGGTGGTTTCCTGCTCCAAGGTACACATACCGCCAGCCTTTCGGTGCCCTGCTCCCGCTCCCGAACATTCCAAAACTGCACGATGCAAATACGGGGAAGCAGTCCGCTATTTTCTCCAAAGGCACCTCTCCGAACAGATAGTTAAAATGATAGGATGTGCCGTCCTTCACATAAAAGTAAACCGCTCCCGGTTCTCCCATCGCTCCTCCTTCCGCTATGGAAAAGAACATCGTATCATCAAACAGCGCTCTGTTTAAGTCATTTCCGCATAATTCAACCGCTTTTTTCATTTTGTCCTCCTTCAATCATCATCATCAAAGAACCCCAGCAGATCCATCGCCATAAAAGATTCAAAGTCCTTTCTTGCTTCCAGCTCCCTTTGTTCCTTCTTAGTCAGTTTCTCCTGCTTTTTCTCTTTTTCCTTCTTGTCCTGCTTTTTTGAAAATATCATAACCGCAGTCCCCCTTTCCATAGTATCATTTTATAAAATGACCTGTCCGATAAAACGGACTTGAAAAGGGGAATCCGTTACAGACCGTCCGGATTCAGGAAAGCATATAGGTTTCCGTCTGCAGATCCCGCATCCGGTAGCATTCCCGCAGTTCCTGCATCGCCTTATTCCGGCGGTTCTGTATCGTTGTCCGGCTGATATCATACTTTGCCGCTATCACTTCCCATGATACCTTCATGGTAAGATCCATCAGGATATCCCCTCTGTGATCTGGCATAAACCGAAGACAGCTTTCAAAGAAATCAATCTCCTCCTTCACATAGCGGTATCTGCTCCACAGGAAATCAAACCACTCATCATTTTCTTTTTCCATCACCCGTCTGAACCGTATTGCCACGGATGCCGTCTTGTCGGATGTCCCGCTTGTCTGTACGCGTTCCGAATCATCATGTCCTCCGCGGCACATGGAATCTATGATATCTTCTTCCGACACACCCCGAAACTGACCGATTTGGAACTCCAGCACCTGTAACTCCCGTTTCAGATTTGTATATTCCTTAACCATCTGCTCTGCTGTCATATCTTCCTCCAATTCTTGCCTTTACGGCCTCTATCAATGCGGACTGCCCTGCATCCTTCTTCTCCAGGGACTTCATGACATCTTCGTCATGTGTCCCTTTGGTCACGATATGCTGGATGACCACCGTTTCCTTCTGACCCTGGCGGTTAAGCCTGGCATTCAGCTGCTGGTACAGTTCAAGGGACCAGGTAAGACCGAACCATATGATGGTTGAACCTCCCTCCTGCAGATTCAGTCCGTGTCCGGCTGATGCCGGATGGATCAGTGCTATCGGTATCTTTCCCGCATTCCAGTCTGCTATGTCTTTTTCCGTATCTATGTCCCTTACCGGAAAGCGGGCTTTGATCCTGTCCCTGTCATGCTGATACCAGTATGCCACCAGCACTGGTTTCCCGTTGGCGGCTTCGATCAGGTCTTCCAGCGCGTCCAGCTTTCTGTCGTGGATGTGGATCACTTTCCTGTTTTCATCATAAACCGCCCCGTTTGCCATCTGCAGCAGTTTGGAAGAAAGGGCAGCCGCATTGACGGCATCCAGCACATCGTCCCCGATCTTTAATACCATCTCCCGTTCCATTTCCCTGTACTGCTCCATCTCTTTTTCACTCATCCGCACTTCATGACGGACAAGGATGCACTCCGGCATCTCCAGATAATCACGGGCTTTCATGGAAATGCAGATATCGGAGATGGCTTCATATATCTTTTTCTCCGCTCCCTCCCTCGGTTTATAGGAATATATGATATCGCCGTTCCTTTTGTCCGGGAGGAAATACTGCTCCCTGTATGCTCCGATAAATCTGCCCAGCCTCTGCCCCATGTCAAGCAGATACATCTCCGGCCACAGATCCATGAGTCCGTTTGGTGCAGGCGTTCCGGTAAGTCCCACGATCCGCCGTATCTTTGACCGTACCTTCTTCAGTGCCTTAAACCGCTGTGCCTTATTGGATTTGAAGCTGCTCAGTTCATCCACGATGACGGTATCGAAATCCCAATCATGGTTCTCCACCAGCCATGTCACGTTTTCACGGTTTACGATGTAGATATCAGCATCTGCATGTAAGGCATTCTCCCTCTCCCGCACCGTTCCTAACACCTTGGAAATGCTGATCCCTTTCAGATGATCCCACTTTGCATATTCCCGGCTCCAGGTATCCTCCGCCACCCTTTTGGGTGCTATCACAAGAACCTTGTTGACGGAAAAGTAATCCAGAAGCAGTTCCCACAGAGCTGTCAGCGTAATAACCGTTTTGCCGAGTCCCATATCAAGTGCTAACAGACATACCGGATGTTTTATGATAAACTCTGTAGCAAAGGACTGATATTCATGTGCCTTGTATTTCATCCAAAATTCCTCCAATCATTTCTGTATTGTCCACCACATAGGCTTTAAATCCGAGTGCCTGTATCTGCTTTATCCTCAATGTCTGTAGCTTTCTTGGCTTTTCACCGGGAGCCTTTAATTCCACAAAGGCTGCCACGCCACCCTTAAATAACAGCAGACGGTCAGGCACACCAGCAAAACCCGGAGACACGAACTTTAATGCCATGCCTTTTCGCTTTTTTACTTCCTCCCTCAGCTTCTGTTCTATCTGTTTTTCACTCTTTCCCATCGCAAGACCTCCTGTACCCATGTACCACCCTTTCGCGCGTATATGGGTAAATACGCATTTGACACACGAAAAGGGCTATTTTTTATATATTTCCATTCCTATATATTTTCTTGGTAACATTGGTAACAAAGCACCCAGAAAGCCTACAGCTTCTGACTTTTTGCCGTTACCGACATCGGCACACTTCGGATACATTTTTCCCTATCGGTAACACCGATTTTGTTACCATGTTACCAAAGCTGTGCCAATCATTCCTCCGCTCGGTTATACCCTCTCTGAAGACCATAAAGGGAATATCTCTGCTTGCCTTCCATCCTATTCCAGCCTTCGATGTTGTTCATGATGGCTGATATCTCATTGGCATCCTGGCGCTTTAAATTCCCACGCTCTTTGCCAAAACACTCACACCAGATTTCCATATTGCAGACACGCATCCTCTTATTGACACCTACCGCCTTGGAACCTTCAAACTCGCTCCCACTGATAAAGTTTCTTCTTTCATACAGGCTCATACTGCCCCAGTTTGCAGGAAGCAGCATGTCAAGGTAATCCCTGACCGTTCCTTCCCTGTCATCCATTTCCATGGCTTCCCTCTGCTCCCTGACG